GACTGTTCGATCTTCGGTGATCGGCATTGTCGGCACCGCACCTGATGCGGATGCCACTCTGTTTCCACTCAATACGCCAGTGCTCCTAGCGCGGCGCTCTGAAATGCAGGGCCTCGGCGAAGATGGCACCCTATTCAAGGCACTGGATCTGATCTACGACCAAGCCGGTGCGGTCGTCATCGCAATCCGTGTTGCTGAAGGTGCCGCTGAAGCGGACACCATCAACAACGTCCGCGGTGGCATCAACAACAGCACCGGCGCCTATGAAGGTGTTCACGCTTTCCTGGCTGCTGAAAACGAAGTCGGCTTTGCGCCGCGGGTGCTCATTGCTCCAGGCTTCACCCATCAACGCAGCACAAACGGAATCCTCACGATCCCTGTCACCACCCAGGGCAGCGGTTACGTCAATGCTCCGGCGGTGACCATCGGCGCTCCGTCAGCTGGTGGTAAACAGGCCACCGCCGTTGCGGTGCTTGGTACCGGCGCTGACGCTGGCAAGGTGATCAGTTTCACCATCACCGATCCTGGCTCTGGCTACGCAACCAGTCCCACCATCACGATTGCGGCACCACCTTCTGGTGGTGTGCAAGCCGTCGCTGGTACTGCTACCCGCGGCGCTGTTCGCTCTGAGGTGCTCGCCGAAATGCTCGGCATTGCACAGCGTCTTCGTGCTGTGATCATCGCCGACGGTCCTAACACCACCGACGCCGCTGCCATTCAGATCGCGGATGACTTCGGTAGTGATCGGATTTACGTGATCGACCCCTGGGTGCTCCGTGATGGCGAAGCTGTTCCTAGCTCCTCTGCTGTTGCTGGTCTGATCAATAAGGTCGATAACGAGCGCGGGTTCTGGTGGAGCCCCAGCAACAACGAGATCAACGGCATCGAAGGCACTGCCAGGGCCATTGACTTCACCCTGGGTGATTACAGCTCCAGGGCCAACCTGCTCAACGAAGCCAAGATCGCCACGATCGTTCGTGAGCAAGGCTTCCGTCTCTGGGGTAACCGCACCCTGGCGATGGATCCGAAGTACGCCTTCCTGAGCGTCCGGCGGACCGCCGACATGATCAACGAGTCGATCCTTCGTGGTCACCTCTGGGCCGTTGATCGTTGCATCACCGCCACCTACCTGGAGGAAGTGCAGGAATCGGTGCGCAGCTACCTGCGCAACCTGAAGGCACGCGGCGCCATCCTAGGCGGTGACGTGTGGGTAGACCCTGAGCTGAATAGTCCGACCAACATTGCCAATGGTCAGGTGTTCTTCGACTTCGACTTCACGCCTCCCTATCCGGCAGAACGGGTGACTTTCAGGAGCCACCTAGTTAATTCGTATGTCGTGGACCTGTTCCGCTGATCCAATTAACCGCCTTACCAAGGACTGATTCATGGCACAAATCCCACGGGTTCTAAAAAACTTCAGCCTCTTTGCTGATGGTTTCGGTCTTGCCGGTACCGTCTCCACGCTGACTTTGCCGACTCTTACCACCAAAATGGAAGAGTTTCGCGGTGGCGGCATGGATGCCCCTGTCGAAATCGACATGGGTATGGAGATGCTGGAGGCCAGCTTCGAGCTATTTGATTACGACGAGAACATCCTGAGCCTGTACGGCTTGGCTGATGGTGGCGCTACCCAGCTCACTGCTCGCGGTGCGCTGCGACGTGATGGCGAGTCTGCTGTTGCGATGGTAGTGAACATGACCGGCGTCATCAAAGGCATGGAACCAGGCGACTGGTCTGCTGGCGAACAGACCACAATGACAATCCAGGTGGCACTCCGCTACCTGAAGATTGCCGTTGGTGGTCGCGATCTGATCGAGATCGACAAGGTGAACATGATCCGCAGGATCAATGGCACCGATCAACTGGAGTCCATCCGCACCGCCATCGGAGTTTGATCTGAATGGACAAACGAGCCACCGCAAAAATCGAGCTGGACTTTCCTATAAAAGTCAGCGGCGTGGAGGTCAAACATTTCATCATGCGCCGTCCCAAGGTGCGCGATGAAGTGGCCTTTACAAAGAGCAAGGTCGATGATGCTGACAAGGTTCTGCACCTAATTGCAAGCCTTTGCGAAGTGGCGCCTGATGATTTGCTGGAGCTGGACTCCGCTGATTTTGCCAAACTTGAGGCGCAGTTCCAGGATTTCAAGGGGGCCAAGCCTTAGAATCTGACCTTCGACGCGCCATTGTTGTGTTGTCAAAGATCACCGGATGGGGCTTGGCTGACATCCTCGAACAGGACATGGATGAGTTCTACGCCTGGCTCAAAACTGCGCAAGGTATCGAGAATGAAATGGCCAAGCAACTGAGGTCCAAATGATCGGCGGCGGCGCGCAAAAGATCACGGTTGAAATCGGCGGCAAGATTGCCGCCAGCCTCGGCGCGTCGCTGCGATCAGCACAAACCCAGGTGTCGTCATTCGGGCGGAACGTCAACCGCACGATGAACGATGCGGCCATCGCCGGCCGCAAGGGCTTTAAGGGGATGCTGGATAACGCACTTTGGCAGCAGGCCGCTGTTGGCGCAACTGCGGTCGCAGGTGGCATCGGGCTGAGCGTGAAAGCAGCAATCAACTTTGAATCCGCCATGGCGGAAGTTCGCAAAGTTGTGGACGGACTGGATGACACGACCGCGTTTAAGTCGATGTCACGGGAAATCATCAGCCTGTCGCGGGAGATTCCGATTACCGCAAAAGGCTTTGCTGAAATTTACGCAGCAGCTGGCCAGGCCGGCATTGCTAAGCAAGACCTGAATCGCTTTGCGCGATCCGCCGCACGGATGGGCGTTGCCTTTGACATGAGCGCCGCCCAGGCGGGCGATGCAATGGCAAAAATGCGGACTTCTATGCAGCTCGATCAGAACGGCGTCGAGCAGCTTGCAGATGCGATGAACCACCTATCCAACTCGATGGCATCGAGCGCACCGGAAATCACGGACTTTATGCTGCGCGTGGGCGCGGTGGGCAAGCAGGTGGCGATGTCCACCGAACAGACTGCTGCATTCGGCTCAGCAATGATTGCGGCTGGCGCACAGCCGGAAGTAGCTGCCACCAGCTTCCGCAACCTAGTCAAATCGCTTACCAAAGGCGACAGCGCAACGAAGCGCCAGATCGCTGCAATGGAGTCCCTGGGGCTCACGACGAAGAGCGTGGCAGCAGCAATGCAGAAGGACGCAGTTGGCACGATCCAGGACGTGTTCAAGCGTCTGTCAAAAATGCCCGCTGAAATGCGGATGTCACTCAGTTCTGAGCTGTTCGGGGATGAAGCGCGGGCGCTGGCGCCGCTGCTGACCAACACCGAACTGCTGGCCAAGTCCCTTAGCGAGGTTGCAAACAAAGCAAAATACACCGGCTCGATGATGAAGGAGTTTGAGAGCCGCAGCAAAACGGTCGCCAATCAGGCCATTTTGTTTCAGAACAACTTGAACGGGCTCGGGATTGCTGTGGGTTCGGTGCTGCTGCCTTCAATCAACAAGCTGTTTACGGCTGCAACGCCAGTGATCTCGAGCTTTGCAAGGTGGGCTGAGAAAAACGAAGGGCTTGCAGCAGGCATCATCCTGACGGCGGGCGCGCTTGCGGGGCTGATCTTGATTGCGCCTGGCCTTGCTGCAGTGGCGGCGGGCTTCACGACTATCAAGCTGGCTATTGCAAGCGCCAACATAGGCGGGCTGATTGCTGGCTGGCTGCCGGCGATCCTGGGCTTTGCCAAGACGGGTGGAGCCGCTCTTCTCGGCTTCGGTAAGGCTGCTGGGATCGCCATGATTGGCGCGACAAAAGCGGTGATCAGCTTTGGCATCTCAGCTGGGGCTGCCATGCTTCCCCTGCTGCCATGGATTGCCTTGATTGCTGGCATCGGCGTGGGCATCTACCTGCTCGTCAAGAACTGGGACAAGGTGAAGGCCGCAGCTGGTCGCGCCTGGGAAGGCATTAAAGCGGGATGGGGACAGTTCACCAACTGGATCGGAAAACTGTTTGACGATGGACTAGCTGTTGTGCAGGCATGGGCGCCGAAGGTGCTGTCGTTCCTGTTCCCGATTCCCGCGCTGATCATCAATAACTGGGGCGCGATCACGACCGGCGTCCGCGACATCTTTACCAAGGTGATTAACTTCATCAAGGAAACACCCGGTAAGGTTGCCAGCGTCGGCGGCCAGGTGATCACCGCAATCATTAACGGCCTAAAAAGCAAGGCCGGCGCGCTGTTCGGTTGGATCCGCAACACCTGGAGCAGCATCACCGAGTTCTTTGGTGGCGGCGCTGCTCCGGCTCCAGCTACGTCTTCACCCGGCCGCAATGCCGTCACTGGTGGTCAGCGCAGCGGTCGCACTAATCTGCCAGGTCGCGCATTTGGTGGTTCTGTTCGCGCGGGGATGCCTTACATCGTTGGCGAGAAACGCCGTGAGCTGTTCGTACCTGGCATGGATGGAGCGATCATTCCGAAGATTGCCAGGCCGCTTGCTGCTGGCGGTGGCGGTGATATCACCATCAATGCTCCCATTACTATCAATGCAGCAGGTGGCGATGCGATGGACATTCGTCGTCAAGTTGAACTGGCGTTTGTAGACATCCAGCGGCAAATCGAGTCGGCTCATCGGGTGCTGCTCAATGACTAAACCGCTTTTTCAACTCGGTGATTTTCAGTTCGACCTACCGAACGGTGTTCCCCAAACCCTTGACTACTCGGCGGACTACCGCTGGGAAGAGCAAGGCCGAATACTCCGTGATCCGGCACAGCAGTTTGTAGGACCTGGCAGTCAAACCATCACCCTTGATGGCGTGATGTTCCCTGGCTTCAGCGGCCGCCAGAGCTCGATGGAGGAGCTGCGCACAATTGCGCGACAAGGCGAGCCGCAGATGCTCACCGATGGCCTTGGCAAGGTCTACGGCAAGTGGGCGATCAAGTCGGTGCGTGAAAGCAAAGGCACATTCGCACCTGGCGGCGGCGCACGGGAAATCGACTTCAGCTGCACGCTGGTGTTCTACGGCGAAGACAACCCTGGTCAAGCGGCTAGTCCGCTCAGCGTCAACGTCGGCAGCGGCTTCATCGGCGGCCTTACCCAGGCCATTGGTGATGCCAACTTCACTGATGCTGGATCAGCGTTTGGCGCATTGGACTGGAGCAAGGCATCGCAGTTCCAGGGGTTGACGCAACAGGCCACCGGCGCTGGCTTCAACCTGGGGCAGCTGGCCACTATCGCTACCACCGGCGTCAGTCTGGCTAGTCAAGTTGCCAGCGGTGATTACGTCGGTACTGCGCTTAGTACGTTCGGCCTGCTCGGCTTTGATGCCAGCCAGGCGGAAGGCTGGCAGCAGCTAGGCATCAATGCCGCATCCCTTGCGCAGTCATACGTCAACAAGCAAGGCAACAGCGGGATGGCAGTAGCGCTCGATGCAGTGGCGCGTCTTGGTGCGCCGCGTCTGGTGGAGGTCGGTGTGGTGTCGCAACAGGATGCACCGGCTATCGGTGCATTGCTGGATTCAGCCGCCACCGTCAGCACCGTGCTCACAGTGGATCCAAAGATCACAAACGCACTACAAACGGCAATCGTGCAATGAGCCAGCTATACATCACCCGTCAGTTCGATGAACTGGACGCAATCTGTTTCAGCTACTACGGCCGCACCCAGCAAACCGTCGAGGCGGTATTGCTCGCCAACCCGAACTTGGGTGAGATGCTGCCGATCTTGCCGGTTGGAATCACGATTCTCCTGCCGGAGCTCCAGCAACCCGAAACTACCACCACGCTGCGGGTCTGGGATACATGACCACGCCAGCGTTCCGTATCGTTGCTGATGGCACCGACGTAACCGATGCCATTGCAGATCGGTTGATCAGCCTGCGCATCACTGACCAGGCAGGACAGCAAAGCGACAGCCTGGAGATCTCGCTTGATGATCGCGATAACCGGATGCCTGTGCCGCGTTCTGGCGCCTGGCTGCGGGTGTGGCTCGGATACAGCACCGGCGGCAAGCTGCCGGTCTACATGGGCGCCTATGCCGTCGATGAGATCGACCTGAGCATGGGTCCTAGGTCAATGACGATCAAGGCCACCGCTGCGCAAACTGCGCCGGAGCTGGTGAAGGAACAACGCACCCAGAGCTGGCACGGCGAAACGCTTGGCGCGGTAGTGCAGGAGATCGGAAAACGCAATGGCCTGGACCCAGTAATCAAAGGCCATCTGGCGGGCATCCAGCTGAAACATGAAGATCAGACCAACGAATCCGATCAGTCGTTCCTGACCCGTCTGGCCGAAAAGTACAAAGCGACAATCAAACCAGCTGACGGGAAGCTAGTCGTAACACCACGTGGCCAGGGTGCTGGCACCTTCACCATCGAGATGGGTGACGTGAGCGACTGGCGGGCAACGCTGAAGAACCGCGGCGCCTACGGCCAGGTAAAGGCAAAGTGGCTTGATCGCACCACCAACAAAGAGAAGGTCATCAGCTACGGCGAGAAAGGACCACTGCCGGCCTACGAAGAGAAGCAGTTGTTTCGTGATGAAGCGGAAGCGACCAAGGCAGCCGCCAGCCGTTTGCAATCGTTGAAGTCTGGCGAGGTGCGGATCAGCCTGAACATGCAGGGACGACCCGACCTGAATGCCGATGGTCAGATCACGCTGAAAGGTTTCCGCGCTGATGTAGATGGCACCTGGGTGATCAAGTCAATCGGCCATGAGCTCGGCGGTGGCGGCTACACCACCAGCGTGGAGTGCGGCACCAAAGGCGAAGAAGACAGCAGCTGGGCAGGTGGTTCTGGCGCCAACAATGGCAAGCCAGCAAGCGAGAAGGCCAGGCTAGTGGCAAATGCAGCGGCGAAGGCACGCGGGATGAATACTCGCGGCGGACCATCAAGTGGCAACAATGCTTGCGTCTACGCCGTGAACAAGGTGCTCAGGCAGTCAGGTGTCACGCCGCCATGGGGTAACAGCAACAGCGTCCCCAGCGCGCGAGCAGCACTGGCAGGTGGCGCTGGCACGCAGCTGGCTGGTCCTGAGCCTGGTGCCATTGCCATCATGCGCGATAACGGAAACCCGCCATACCCTCACATTGGCATCGTGCAAAGCGATGGCAACATCATCAGCAATAGCTCCAGCAAAGGATCCTTCAGTTGGGTTGCGTCACCTGGTGGATATACCAATTATTACGGCCGCAGTCCTGAGTATTGGCAAATCAATTAGCTCAAGTCTGCAGACTGAAGCAGCAGACCCCAGGGCATGGCTGAGCAGCATGAGGTGTCCCATGGGGACATCTATCATAAACTCGGCGCACTGGAAGGGAAGCTCGATGCAGTGATCGCCAGCGTTAGCGAGAAACGCATCGATCTCACCGAAGCATTCAGGCGCATCAGTGAACTTGAACGCGGCGTGGCCAAATGGGCCGGCATTGCGCTGGCCGCCAGCATCATCATTCCTGTCATCGTTACGGCCGCTGCGCCACGGCTGCATTTCCTGAGCGCACCACCTGCTGCCGAGTCACCAAACTGAGATGACCTACGCATCAATCCGCAGCGCCGCCGAGCACATTGCTCGCGCCGGCAAGCTAACGCCGCATCAGATGGCAGCATTCTCCGCGCTTGATGAGACGTTGACCGCCGTGCAACGCGAAGGGTTTACCGAGCTGTGGCGAGCAGTAGGTAGTCCAGCGGCTCCACCACCTGAGCTGGTAAGCATGGCTCAGGCGTTGGCAGTGTTTGGCCGTGCGCCTACGGCAACGCAGCTCGGTGATCTCAACGCTTGTCTGCGGCGATTCAACATCAACACACCCGCCAGGATTCGGCACTTTCTGGCACAGGTGGGACATGAGTCTGGTGGCTTGAAGTGGATGATGGAACTGGCCAGCGGTGATGCCTACGAAGGCCGCAGAGACCTGGGGAACACCCGCTCTAGTGATGGCCGGCGGTTCAAGGGTGCCGGCGCCATCCAGCTGACAGGCCGCTACAACTACCAGCGATTTGCTGACTACATCAAAGACCCGCGGGTGATGGACGGCGCGGCCTATGTGGCCAACCGTTACCCGTTCACGTCTGCTGGGTTCTGGTGGCACAACAACGCCATCAATGCGTTTGTGGATCAAGGTGCCAACTGCCGGCAGGTGAGCGCCAAGGTCAACGGTAGAGATCCAGCCAACGGCCTGGCCAATCGGGAGATGTATTTCACCCGCGCAACCGCTGCCATCCCACAAACCAGTCGGCCGGCGGTGGTGCTGCAGCAAGTGGCGGCTGGAAATCCGCTGCAGGTGCCCTGGTACTCGCAGCTGGACAGCGGCACTGATCAGGGACGGCGGATGTGTTTCAGCACCAGCTGCGCGATGCTGCTGCAGTACCTGAAACCTGGCACGCTCAAGGGTCCAAACGGTGACGATCAGTACCTGGCCAGGGTGCGCACGTTTGGCGATACCACTGACGTGACTGCGCAGATCAAGGCGCTGGCCAGCTACGGCATCAAAGCGAAGTTCGTGAAGAACGCCAGCTTCGCCACGTTGGAGCAGCAGATCACCCGCGGCATCCCCGTGCCTTGCGGCTACCTACATCAAGGACCGTTGACCGCGCCACGAGGTGACGGCCACTGGCTGCTCGTGGTGGGTCACACCAGCACGCAGCTGATCGTCCACGATCCGATTGGTGAAGTGAACCTAGTATCTGGCGGTGTAGTGAGCAGCGTGGCCAGATTCGCTGGCTACAGCCGCAAGGACTTCGGCCGCAGGTGGATGGCAGATGGCGCCAGCACTGGCTGGGCAATCATTGCGGAACGGTGATTCCGCGGCTGATGCACATCCACTGAAGCACCGCAATGGCACGCTCCCCGGAGTAGCAGCGAATCATCTTTCCAAGGCCAATCACCGCCCAGCAGGTGCCACCGCGATCGTCACATTCAACTGTAATGAATGGCACCAAATCGTTGTCGTCAGACTGAATCAATTGCGCTGCAGCCATGCTGGGCCTAGATCTCAACCTCAGCCTGTCGAGGGAAGCCATGATGGCTCACCACCGGCAGACGGCTGCGAGAATGAATCGCAATGAGCTGGCGCAGCTTGCTGATGAGCTGATTCAACGTGCGCATCGGCAGGAGCACATGATCATGGAGCTGCAACGCGCAGCAGCCAATCTGCTCATGGAGCTGCATGTGGCGCAGATGAAGGATGAACCGCCAGGGTTTGCGCCAATCAGAGACTGCCACCGGCAGTGGGCGAAGGAGCTGCTAGGTCAGCAATGAGCAGCGAAGACGTGCGGGATCTGGTGGCTGCCGCGATACGTGAGCATGAGCTCAGGGTCGCGTTGTGGTCAGGGTTGCTTGGTGCGGCGCTGATGGGTGGTACGTGGCACGCGATCTGGTTGTGTCGGCCGTGAAAGTCACTTCCAGCATCAGCTGAATCACGCCGTAGTCACGCCTACGCCTGCGCTGCTTCGGCATGGGCGAGGGTGCCACGCGGCAGACGGCAACCAGGACCAGCTGCACGCTCTGGGTCGCCAGCTGCTGCTGCAGCCGCTGCAAGCGCACCTCCAGCGCACGGGTGGAAATGCCTTCCTGCTGCGCCAGCTCCGGCCGCGGGATCTCCACACCATCCAGACCCCAGGCCAACGACAACAGGCGGCGATCCTGATTCGGCAAGCTGCTGATCACATTCCGCAACTCCTCCGCCTGCCGCCATCGCTCGCGCTGTTCTTCCTCATCCTCAATACTGCGGTCGTAGGTGGCGCATAACGACCCGAGCTC